AAAGCAAAAGTCCAGAACCAATAAATAAAAGTCTTTATGCAAGAGTAAAAGCTCTAGCAAAACAAAAATTTAAAGTTTTTCCGTCTGCGTATGCTAGTGCTTGGTTGGTTAGAGAATACAAAAAACGAGGTGGAAAATACAGAGGTAAGAAACCTTAATGTCACTCAAAACTTGGTTCGGAAAAGGAAAAAAAGGTGATTGGGTTGATATTGGAGCTCCGAAAAAAAATGGCAAGTTTCAACCCTGTGGCAGAAAGTCTGCTAGTAAAAGCAAAAGAAAATATCCAAAGTGTGTGCCAAGATCAAAAGCTAAGTCAATGACACCCGCACAAATACAAAGTGCAGTAAGAAGAAAAAGAGCAAAACCGCAAGGTGTGGGTGGTAAACCAACTTATGTAAAAACTATAATAAAGAAGAAAAAAAGATAAAAATAATTTATAATGAAATCTATGCCTTATCACAAAAGCAAAAAGAAAAAGAAAAAGAAATAGGAGTAATTAATGTTTTTATTCAATTGGTTATACGATTTATTCGTAACTATTAGCATAATAATATCTATATCTTCAATTATTGCAGCAGCAACACCTAGCCCAAAAGATGATCTTTGGATAGGAAAATTATTAGATATTATTAATAAACTAGCGTTAAATTTTAAAATTTTTAAATAATGCCATTTAGTAAATACTCACCAAAACAAAAAAAGTTGGCGGCAGTTGCAAAACCAAGAAAAAAAATTACTGCTGCTGATTTTGCAGCATTGCGTAAAAAGAAAAGAAAATGAAAAAATCTGTAAAAGCTCCTAAAGGCTATCATTTTATGGTTGATGGCAAAAATATAAAACTTATGAAAAATCCAGAAAGTGGATATAAGTCACATAAGGGTGCAAAAACTTCTATATCTTTTGAAGTTGTAAAAGTCCATAAAAAATAAATGTCTAACAAACTAATTGATCTTGTTAGTGGCCCTATCACTAACATTCTCGATAAATTCATTGTTGATAAAGATTTAAAAGCAAAACTTGAACATGAACTTAAAACAGAATTACATAAAGCTAATTTGGCACAGATTGAAGTCAATAAAATGGAGGCTCAATCTCGTCATTGGTTTGTTGCGTCTTGGCGACCTTGTGTGGGGTGGATTTGTGCGACTGCACTCGGCTACCATTTTATTATCTCGCCCATTGCAATATTCTCGCTATCTATCGCAGGGCTTTCATACAATCTTCCAGAATTTGATATGAGTTCATTAATGACTATCTTGCTTGGTATGTTAGGGCTTGGTGGGTTAAGAACGTATGAAAAGAAAAACGATTTAACAAAATGAGTAATTTCATTAAAAAATCAATACTAGATCCACAGAATTAGATAGTTATGATAAAAAACATGATAAAATCAGACCATACATTTGGAGTTATTAATGGATTTTAGTCCTTACATTATTTGGAACATTTTTATAACATTAGTTTTAGCACCATTGATGTATGGCATTAGACAAAATTCTTCAGAAATTAAAAGGATTGATATATTGATTAATAAAACAAGAGAAGAAATACCAAGCAAATACGCAACAAAAGATGATGTTAAAGATGATATTTCACAAATATTGGATAGATTTGATAAACTAGAGGAAAAATTAGATAAATTTTTAGTTAAATAATGGATCCTACACAAAGAGCATACGAAGATTTATATGGCCAAGGTGGTCTTTTTTCTCAATATAAAGCAGAGCAAATGCTTCCCGCAGTAGATGGATTATTTGGTGGAGGTCCTATTATTGGATCAAAGGCTTTAGAATATGCAAGAGCAATTTCAGGCGGTATGCCATTTGAACAAATAGTTCAACCAGGCATGGAGTTTTCAACATCACAGCCTATGGGTAGAAGTGTTTTTGATATTAATTTTTCATTACTACCAGGAACACCATCAATAACACCACCACCGCCACCACCACCAGATCCAGTAGTTGCACCGCCTCCAACCCCACCACCAGCACCAACACCAGCACCCGAAGATACAGGAGTAGATGTTCTTTTCTTTCCAGTTCCTCAAGATAACACTTATGATGATCTTGATTTTGGTGACAAGGTATCAATAGCTAAAGATTTTGGTGGATTTTATAGATTGCCTTCTGGTGAAATAAGACAACTTACACCAGAACAGTTTGATTACTATTCTAATGTCTGAACAACAAAAAATTCTTGATGGCCAACAAGCCGAACAAATTTTAGAAAGTGAAGTTTTTAAAAAGGCTTTACAAAATTTAAAAGAAGAATACATACAACATTGGTTAAATAATATTGATGTTGATGCTGTTTCTTTAAGAGAAGATATACACAAAGCTATATTGTTGTTACCACAAATAGAAAAGCATTTAAGAATTATTGTTGAAAAAGGAAAAATATCTAAATTTCAAGCCGAAAAACTAAAAAAAGTCAAATAACTTCACATAAATACCATTTATATTGTAAAATTAGTTAAAACTATTTAAGGAGTTTTAAATGGCAACAACGGAAAAACCGACTGCATTACAAACCGACTTCCAAAAAAACGTGAAGTCTTTTGAAAGTTATCTATCTCCGAAAGAGGAAACTCAGGAAGAGCAAATAGAAAACCAAGAAGAGATTGTTGAAGAGGAAGTTGAAGAAATAGAAGAAGAACAAGATCCTCAAGAAGAGGATGAAGTTTCTGAAGAAGAGGATGAAAGTCCTCAAGAAGAAGAGCTTGAAGAACAAGTTGAAGAAGAAAAGCAACCTCAATTTTATAAAGTCAAAATTGATGGCATAGAACAAGAGGTCACGCTTGAGGAACTTCAAAGAGGTTATTCAAGACAACAAGATTATACGAGAAAAACTCAAGAACTTTCTCAACAGAAAAAAGCTATTGAGCAACAGCAATCTGAGATTTCTCAAAAAGACGCAGTTTATTCTGAGTTACTTCCTAAAATGGAAGCGCAACTAAAAGGCGATTTACAGAATGAACCTGATTGGCAACAGTTAAGCGAAGATGATCCAATCGCATACGTTAGAGAAAAACAGTTATGGGATCAAAAGAAAGAAAGGTTGCAAGCTGTACAAGCTGAACAGCAAAGGATTCAAAAAGAATCTTTAGCAAAACAGCAAGAACAGATTATGCAAATGGTCCAACAAGGACAACAAAAACTTTTGGAACTTATACCTGAATGGTCTGACGAAAAGATTGCAAGTAAAGAAAAAACTGCAATCAGAGAATATGCGATTAATGTTTTAGGTTATTCATCTGAAGAAATGGATCAAGTGTATGATTATAGAGCTTTACTTGGTTTGCGATCTGCATGGCTACAAAGTCAAACAGCAGAGGCAACAAAGAGAAAGCCTACAGAAAAAGCATCAATTCGTGCTGGTAAGCCAGGTTCATCAACTAGAAAAGTATCAGTTGCTCCAGAAAAAAAACTACGACAAAAGTTGCGTAAGACGGGTAAAACCAAAGACGCAGCTAAAGTTTTTGAACAATTGCTAAACAATCGAGCGTAAGCTCTAAGGAGTAAAAAAACATGGCAAAAGTGACTAACGCATTTGATACTTACAGTGCAACGGGTAACAAAGAAGATTTATCAGATTTAATCTATAACATTTCTCCTTTTCAAACTCCGTTTCTCTCAAGTGTCGGAAAAAGAAACGTAAATAATGTTGTTTTTGATTGGCAAACTGAAGTTTTACCAACTCCGTCCTCAACAGGACAGTTGGAGGGTTTTGAATTATCAAGATCATCTTCTCAAGCTACATCAAGAGTAAGCAATGTATGTATGATCTCATCAAGAGATGCAACAGTAACAGGATCGCAAGAAGCGTCTGACGCTGCGGGTAAAAATTCTGAAATGGCTCACCAATTAGCTCTTATGGCTAAATCTTTAAAAAGAGATATGGAAGAGGCTTTAGTTCAGAATATCGCAAAAAACTCAGGTAATGCTTCTACAGCAAGACAAACAAGGTCTTTAGAAACCTTTTATTCATCAAACGTAAATAAAGCGTCTGATGGAGCAAATGGTTCTGATTCTGCTGCTAGAACAAATGGAACTAGAAGAGATTTAACCGAAGCTATGGTTAAAGATGTTCAACAACAATGTTTCGCTAGTGGTGCAGAGCCTTCAATCTTAATGTGTGGACCATATAACAAAGGTGTTATTTCTGGTTTCACAGGAAGAGCGCAAGCAAGACAGTTTGTTGATGCTAATACAGTAGAAGCATCTGTTTCTATCTACTCAGGTGATTTTGGTGAACTACAAGTTGTGCCATCAAACAGAAGTAGAGAGCAATCAGTTCATCTGTTAGATCCTGAATATGCAGCAGTTGCATATTTAAGAGATTTTGAAACTATTGATATTTCAACTATCGGTGATGCAGAAACCAAAATGATTGTATGTGAATATGGTCTTGAGGTGAAAAACGAAGCTGCTCACGGAATTATTGCAGACGTTAAAGTTTCAGACTCAGACGCAGGTTAATAACTTGCAAACACGGGGGGCGTAAGCCCCCCTTTTATCATGGCAATAAAAACTATCATTGATCATAAAACAGGTTTCAAAAATGAATTTGCAACCGAAGATGATAAGCACATATATCACACCACACAAAATGTCCAACCCGTCATAGAGTTAGCAAAAAAATTAGGAGACTTTACACCGGGCAAAGAATTTCGTCACGTTGCAGAAATTCCTATGGTAATATATCAAAGAATGGTTAGAGATGGCTCTATTCGTGATAAAAGAGCTTTAAAAAAATGGTTAAATAATCCTGATAATAAATTATTTAGGGTTTGGAAGGGTAAAATATAAACATGACTTATAGTGAATTAAAAACAAACATAGCTGCATATTTAAACAGGTCTGATTTGACTAATCAATTAGACATTTTTATAGATCAAGCAGAGGCAGAAATAAACAGAAAAATAAGAACAAAAGACATGGTAAAAAGGGCTACTGCTGTTTTAGAAAATCAATATCTAACATTACCAAGTGATTGGATGGAAGCTATTAATGTTGAAATAGTTTCAAATAATTTCTCTCCATTATTCCAACAATCAGTAGAATCTTTAGATGTTTATAGAAGAAGTATTGATAACTCTAGTGGACAGCCTGTATATTTTGCTATTGTCAATGATACTTTGGAATTTGCACCAACCCCTGACCAAAGCTATGACTTACAGCTAACCTATTATGCAAAAATAACACCTTTAAGCGATTCAAATACATCTAATTTTGTTTCTAACGATCATCCAGACGTTTATTTATATGGTGCATTAAAACACGCATCAGTATTTTTAATGGAAGATGATAGAGCCATACTTTTTAACAACCAATTTGAAAAAGCCATTGAAGAAATAAGAATGGAAGATGAAAAAGCTAAATTTGCTAAAGGTTCATTACTACAAAGAAGAAAAAGTTATGGAAAAGCTAAGAAAAATGTTTATTATATGAAAGGAGACTAGGAGAATTTATGTCATTTAGTAATTTTTTAGAATTAGAAGTTTTAGACCACGTTTTTAGAAATTCAGCTTATACAGCTCCATCTAATATTTATGTGGCTTTATTCACTGCTGCACCAAATGACGCAGGTGGTGGCACAGAAGTTTCTGGCAATGGTTATGCAAGACAAGTTATGGCTTTTAGTGCTGCTTCAGGTGGCTCAATATCTAATAGTGGCTCAGTTGAGTTTCCAACAGCTACAGGATCACAAGGCACAATTACCCACATGGGTTTATTTGACGCATCATCAAGCGGTAATTTACTTGCCTATGGTGCATTAACAGCAAGTAAAACTGTAGGTGATGGTGATGTCTTTAGATTTAACGCAAGTTCAGTAACTATTTCATTGGATTAACACATGGCCCAACAAGGATATGGGTTTGGTAGTTATGGCAGATCAAATTGGGGTGATACCCAATATGAGTTAGCAACATCAAATATATCCGCATCTGCATCAGTTAGTTCCTCAGGCACACAAATAGATTTAGGTGAATCTAATATAAATGTTTCATCATCATTATCATCTGACGGATTGCTTATTCGTGAAGGTGCGACCTCAATAAGTTCTTCAGCATCATTATCTAGTGCTGGAGTAACCTTGCTAATAGGATCTAGTTCTGTTTCAGCATCTTCCTCTGTATCATCTGCTGGAACTCAGGTTAATATTGGTGAATCAAGTATAACAGTATCTTCATCTGTTGCCTCAGAAGGAACTCAAATTAATGTCGGAGAAGCAACAATAACAACAGTTTCTTCTGTTGGTTCTTTAGCTGGTCTTATTAAACAAGGAGCTTCATCAATCAACAATACTTCTAGCATTTCTGTAGATGGTCGTTTAAAATGGGAGAAAGAAATAAATCCAAGTGTAGTTTGGACAGATCAAACAAATCCATCTACAACTTGGACAGAACAAATATCAAATAGGTAAATATGGCAGATACAACAACAACTAATCTCAGTTTAACAAAACCAGAAGTCGGAGCTTCTACCGACACATGGGGTACAAAATTAAATACAAATTTAGATACTGTTGATGCAATTTTCAGCACATCAGGTACAGCAGTTTCAATGGGAGCTGTAACTTTTGGTGGTGATGTAATTATTCAAGGCACAACTCCAAAATTAACATTGGGTGATGCTGGCGCAGAAGATGTCACAATTCAATTTGATGGCAATGCTCAAGATTTTTATATCGCACTTGACGACTCAGCAGACGATCTTGTTATTGGTCATGGCAGCACAGTAGGAACAAGCGTTGCTATTGGTATTAATGAAAGCCAAGTAGTCCAATTTAATGGTGCATACACTTTCCCAACATCAGATGGTAGTGCTAACCAAGTTTTACAAACAGACGGCAGTGGAGCTTTATCTTTTGCTACTGTATCTTCAACACCAACAGCTATACAAGACGCTGATGGCGATACTAAAGTTCAATGTGAAGAATCTGCTGACGAAGATAAGGTCAGAATAGATGCAGGTGGTACACAGATAGCAACTTTTGATTCCAATGGTTTAAAATTTTTTGCTGACACAGCAGAAGCCAACGCACTTGATGATTATGAGGAAGGAGAATTTACCCCAACAGGAAATAATGTCACATACACTGGAGCAGCTGGACATTATACAAAAATTGGTAATAGGGTTTGGATTTCTTTTTATGTTCAGTTTCCTACAACATCAGATAGTAATTCTGTTCAGATAGCAAACCTACCTTTTACTGCCAAAAACCACGATAGTGGACAAGCTAGAGCTAATGGTAACAGGGGTGCTTTTACTGTCGGCTATAGTAATAGTGGACAAGAACTGAGGTTTGTAATTGGTAGTGGCACAACAACTATAACTGCTCACAACTTTGCTGGTAATGCAGTCACAAATAATCTCATAAGTGCTAAATCAATTTTTGGTGGTGGACATTATGAAGTTGCATAATAATGTATAATTAATATTTATAGGAGAAAAAAATGGCTTTAGAAAAAAATATAATAATTGATAAAATAGAGGTTCTTGAAAAAGGCTCTATCCAAGTAAGACAGGCAACTGTCGTCACTGATGATGGACAAGAATTGTCAAGGACTTTTCATCGTCATGTTATACAACCTTGCTACAAAGATAACGAAGGTGTTTGGCAAGATACTGATATTTCAGGTGAAGATGCAGAAGTTCAAGCTATCTGTAATGCTAAATGGACAGAACAAATAAAAGAAGCATATAAAGCAAGTGTATCTGATGATATTGAATAAAGGACAAGCAGTAATAGATGATTTACAAAACAGAATTGAATCATTAGAGGGTAGTAGTTAGTGAATGGCTTTAGTATCAATAACACCACCCGCAGGAATAGTCACTAACGGCACAGAATATTCCAACAAAGGTCGTTGGGTTGATGGCAATTTAGTCAGATTTCAAAATGGTTATCTTACACCTATCAAGGGTTGGGAAAAATTATCACATGGCACAATAACAGGACAAATAATTGCTCTGTATGCTTTCAATGATAATGCAGGAAACCCTGTTATTGCTGTTGGCACAAGACAAAAAATATTTGTAATTTATAAAGGATCTACAACAGATATTACGCCCGGTGGTTTTGTGACAGATGAAAGTGCTGATCCTTTGGGGTATGGAGCTTATCATTGGGGTGAAGAAGACTATGGAGACGCACGAAGTCAATCTGGGCTATCTCTTAATACCAAAGACTTTTCTTTCGACAATTGGGGTGAAGATTTAATAATTTGTTTTGCAGGTGATGGTAAGGTTTACAGATGGAGATCGAACTCAAGCGGATCAGCAGATACAACTGCTGCGGTTTTAAGCAATGCTCCGATTAATAATAAAGCTGTTGTAGTGACTAACGAAAGGCATTTAGTAACTTTCGGTTCAGGTGGCGATCCTAGAAAAATTGCTTGGTCAAACAGAGAAGACAATAACGATTGGACAGCAAAAGCCACAAATACTGCGGGTGACTTAATTGTTCCTAGTTCAGGTGAAATTATTGGAGCAAAAAAATATAAATTAGATACTATAGTTTTTACAGAAACGGGTTTGAGCAGATTGTATTATACAGGCAACCCTTTTGTATATGGACTAGCACAGGTAGGTGAAAATTGCCGTCCTCTAGGAATGAGGGCTGTCGTAAGCACAGGAGATTTTCTTGCTTGGTTGGGAGAAAATTCTGTCTTTGTTTATGATGGTAAGGTAAGAGAAATTAAATGTGACGTGCATGACTATATCTATGACAATTTAAAATACTCTATGAGAAAAGTCACAGTTGCAGGACATAACTCTAATTACAATGAAATATGGTGGTTTTTCCCAAGTGATGCTGATAGTGGCTATTCACCATCAAGGTATGTTATTTGGAACTATAAAGATAATGTTTGGAGTAAAGGTACAGGTGTTGATAGGGCTGCATGGTGGGATCAGGGCGTTTTAGAATATCCTATAGCGGGAGATGGTTCTGGAAATATACTGCAACATGAATCTACTTTATTACAAAACTCTTTAGGATTAGGTTCAACAAAGCCATTTTGTGCTACATCTCCGATTGAAATAGGAGAGGGTGATAGATTAGTTCAAGTAAATCAAATAATACCTGACTCAGAGGCAACAACTTTGCCGGGCGTGACATTATCTTTTAAGGGTAAATTTACATCCAATGGAGAGGAAACAGACTTTGGCTCATTTAGTTTTGAATCAGACGGCTATATGGACGCTAGATTTACTGCAAGATCAATTTCAATGAAAGTTGAGGGTGATACAAACCAAGATTTCAAACTTGGTAAAGTAAGAGTAGATGCAAAACTTAGAGGAAAAAGATAATGGACTTATCTTCACAAAGACAATATGTTCAAAGGGCTGTCAGTGTAAAAAAAGATGTCACAAGCACGTCTTTGACAACACTTTACACTTGTCCGGGCTTAACAGATTTTGATTTTTCAGTTATTGAGTCAATTTTAATTGGTGATGATGGCAACCAAGCGACTACTGTGACACTTTCGATTACGGACAATACGGGACATACATTTCCAATATTCAAAGAAATAAGCATTTCAGCAAATGAAACAAAAGAAATACTGACAAACAATTTATTATTAACTGCGGGTGATATTTTAAAAATAGAAGTTTCACACGCAAATATTAACTTTATCGCAAGTTTGATTGAGTATGCAAAAGGCGATTAAAAAATTAGACAGACAATCTCAAGCAAAAGAGGAGTGGAAAATACAATGGGAGCGTTGTAAACATTGGATTGAGGGAGCTGTAAAACATCAAGACGGCTATACAATTAATGACATAGAGGATAGAATAAGACAAGGAATATTTCATTTATGGCCAGGTAAGAAATCAGCCATGATAACAGAGTTTATTATATTCCCACAATACAGAGCAATGAATTTATTATTTGCTGGTGGTGATTATAAAGAACTTGAAGAGATGTTTCCCTATATAGAGGATTTTGCTCGTAGAGCAAATGTAAAAAGACTTTATTTAGGGGGGCGTAAAGGATGGATTAAGAAAATAAAACATTTAGGTTTTGAACCAGAATATATAATAAAAAAAGATTTATGAGTAAAGGTGCAACAACAACAGAAACAGTAATTCCAGAATTTCAACAAAATATATATAGAGATATATATGGTCAAGCTAGAGCAGTAGCTCAACAACCATTTACACCCTACATAGGACCACAGGTGGCTGGTTTCTCACCAGACGAATTAAGAGGATTTGAATTTCAAAGAAGAGTAGCTAGTCAAGCAGAACCATTAAATGTATTTGCTCAAAGACAACAGTTAATGCAACAACCAGCGCCATCTTTATTAGATGCTGATATTCGTGCATACAGATCACCATTTGAGCAACAGGTAGTAGATGTTGCTCTTAGTGACATACAAAGACAACAAGATATTGCTCAAAGACAAGCTCAAGAAAGAGCGATAAGT